AACGTGGTGGTTCCCAAACCACCACGGAGGTGCCGGTGCGCACACGTCCGTATAGGCCCCTGAGGGCCTCTTGTCCCAGCGTTGGAACAAGATCGGACGTGCGGCGCTGAGCCAAGGCTGCCATCAACACACCCCACCTGCGTCGCTCAGTGAGCTCAGCAGGTATAAAGGCGGTGCGTATAACGTAGCCTTCCCACGTGCAACGAGGGTCCTCCCTGGGGAGCGACTCTGCGTGCACGACCCCGCCCTTGAGGGCGGCCTCCAGGTCCAGATGCAGCCCACAGTCCCCCATCCATGATGGCACGGGGTTCCGAAAAGCTGCAGGTACGAGGCCCTTGCACCACTGCCATACCGGCAGGAGTTTGGGGGGGATCTCGCCGTAAATCCTTAGGCACCACTCGCGCAGGGCGTTAGCCATGTGCAGAGGATACGGTGCAGGATTCTCTGGGTCTTTGCGGAGGTAGAAGGGGCGGACGTTCTGGCCTTGAAACCAGTCCGTTCCGCAACTCTCGAAGAACGCGCCTGCCAAGCACGTCTTCGCACGGTTAACCTGGAAACCGACATATTCCAGGCGGCTGATCAGCTCTGCTGCATAGGTCGCGGGTAAGATCATATCATCCCCGTACACCGTACACAGGCATTGCTCATCTCTTGGTACAACTGTCTTTATCATCGCGAGGAAGATTATTGTTTCGAGCGGGAATGTAAATCCGTTTCCCATACTCGAGAACATCTCCAGCACGTGACGTCTTCCGGCAATCTTCATCACCGGGGACCGAGCTGCACAGAGAAGCCGAAACCAACGCAGGCCGTTGACATCACCATTGTAGGTGAGGGCCTGACATACCAGCATATACGCCATGAGGTCGCTTGCCGAGGACAAGTCCACGGTTGCGCCTCCCCATGCGTAGGCCATCTCGGCCAAATACTGGTTTAGTCGCTGATCTCGGAGATCAACACCGAAGATGGAGAGCCTCTTCTGCATCAGTTCCCCAATCCCGCTTTGTAAGCGAGAGTTGTAGAGGGGTTCCTTCGCAGCACAGCGCTCGATGTTCCATTTCTTCGGTACCGTAAAGTGCGCATTTCCTGGAACCACACGGGGATCAGATCCCTGTTCCGCATGGTACTGCGCCACCATCGCCGGCATTAAGCCCGGCAGGAGGCTAAGTAGACCAGGTGTACACACTGGGGCTGTCTCATACTTTATTGATGGGACTAAACCCTCTGTTCGCACCCCCACGTTAGCGCCGGGTCCGAACGTCGCCCGATCCGCTATGCGATTCAACTCCGAGTCCCCAAGGGGACCCAAAATCTGCAACACATAGGAGGAAAACTCCCCAAACCAGTCGGGAAGGTCTTGGGCTAAACGCTCGTTCGTTTCGGCGTTACGTGCCTCGCAAGAGAGTAACTTCTCACGAGCCGCTGACTGCCGCACATCGAGCGGTAAACCGGGCACATTGGGGCTGGATTTAAGCAGAGACGCGACCTGGTAATCCTCGGCGAAATGCCTTGGTTCTTGGTAACGACCTGCATCGATCTCAGTTTCCAGCAACTGCACGACGTCCCCCTCCGCGAGGAGAAGGTCTGCTCGTACAGCCGCTGGGGTCCCTAGTGCCCGGAACAGTCTTCGGGCGAAATCACGCTCGAATTTCCATTCGGCGCTTCCATCGGGCTCACGCCCGGTAGTAGCATCGTCAGACATCGGTTCACTTCCTCCACTGTCTCAACAGTTGGATTGTGACCCCATACAATGAGGGCCAACAGTAGGATAAACACTACCACCCGCACGATTCGCATCGCACGGGCTCACTCAGTACGCCGGCTCGCGGTTTGCGAGGTAGGCCTGAATGAAGGCATTTGCCTGGAGGTTCTTCCACAGCGTATAGGCCTTGAGGGCCTCAGCTGCGGAAACGGTCTTAGGAATGACCGCATCCGTGAAGAAGGAGATCGAGTCTTGCACGAGGATCACACCGTCCACGTCCCTTTCGAAGGGAACGACGAACGATTCCTTGATCCGAGTAGTCGCCCGGCTCTTGCTCGGCGGCGACATGGTGAGCGCGAGACGCAAGTTCCCGTCAAACGTTGACGCAGCGGTACCAATCCACGAGGAGAGGCCCATCGTCGCAGTCTGCGGGACAAGGGTGTGATTGGAGGGCACGTTGTCCGCAATCACGATGTTGGCTGTTGCCGGCATAGGATCTTTCACCTGGTTGAGGCGCGGCTGGATTGCCGCATTGAAAAGAGGATCTCCCGAAGGCTGATCCATTTCGACCACTCAGCTGCCTCCGTTAGTGGTGTAAGCTTTGGTAAGCTAGCCACAGGTAGAGTCAGCATCACCGTGCGTTCATACGACTTGAACGTACTTCTCGCCGGCCTGAGTGTCGTCCGAGTCCCGCCTGACATGTAAGCCGTGCGGGAGTCACTTCTGGTGGCTACTATTCGATGACCAACGGTGCCTCTGAAGGATGTTACTCCATCCAGAGCATTGAAGCTGGTCAAATAGCTCCCGAAGTTCCAGAACCAGTCTACCACGAATGATAGGCGGGTTCCAGCCCACAATGACTCAGCGATGTTACCCGCCGTTATGGCCGGGTTATTCACGTCGAA